CACCATGGGCACGGGTGCGTTCTGGGACCAAGTAAACACCCGCGTGATGGAGCAGTTCATCGACTCGTGCGAGTACCTGCTGGCCATTGACTACGACACGTTTTTCACCAGGCAGGACGTTGAGCAGTTATTCGCAATGGCTATGACTTTTCAGTGTGACGCCATCACCGGCATGCAGACTAAGCGTGAAGACGGCCGCCCGATGCTGACGCTCAAGGGGACGCTTGACGCACCGCCAGAGGACGGGCACACGCAGGTTCCGAAAGAATGGTTCGCTGAGCCCGTGCAGGAAGTGGACACGGCACACTTCGGCTGCACCGTCATCAGCACGGCGGCTCTCAAACGAACAAAGAAACCGTGGTTCTGGAGCAAGCCAGACCCGCAAGGCGGGTGGAACGACGGCCGCACCGATCCAGACATCTGGTGGTGGCGGAACTGGCGAGACAGCGGCAACCGCGTTTTTGTCTCGCCGCGTGTCGTTTTGGGCCATGGTGAGTACGTGGTGACGTGGCCCGGCAAGAACCTTACAGCCCCTGTTTTTCAGTGGACTACTGAGTTCACGAACACGGGCAAGCCGCCAGAATCTGCATGGAGTGTGGGCTGATGCCGAAAATCATGTTTACCCGCGCGTGGCGTGGTTACCGCAAGGGGCAAGTGGCTGAGCTTCCTGGCGGGATCACCACGCAGCTGCTCGCTCAGCGTGTCGCTGTAGAAGACAACCAGCCGACGCTGATCGAAACGGCTGCCCTTGAGCACGACGTAGAAACCGCAGACGCCACCCCAAAGCGAAGAGGCCGCCGTGCAGTATCGAAGCCTGACTCGACAGACGCCGCCAGCCGTTGAGCCCGTCACGCTTGCGGAAGCTAAGGCCCATCTGCGGGTTGATACGAGCGAAGATGACGCTTACATCGGCACGCTGATCACGGCAGCCCGCGAGTGGTGCGAGCAGTACCTAGATCGCACGCTGGTCAATACGCAGTGGGTGATGCGGTTTGACTCGTTCCCGCCAGACGGCACCCACGACATCGAGCTACCACGGCCACCCATGGCGACGGCCGGCACGACCACGGCGGTGGCTCTGACGTTTACGTATGAGAACGGCACGACAGCCACCTACTCGACAGCCAGCTACCGCGTGGACCGCAGCAGCACGCCAGGGGCGGTGAAGACTTTGTACGGCCAGACGTGGCCGCCGCATCTCATGGATGACAACGCCATCAGCGTGACGTGGTGGGCCGGCTACGGGGCCGCTGGCTCAAGCGTGCCTGCCGCCATTCGCCACGCCTGCCTGATGCTGGTTGGCCACTGGTACGAAAGCCGCAGCACGGTGCTCGTGGGCAGCATCAGCAAGCCGCTTGAGTTTGCTGTTGAATCGCTTCTCTCGTCACAGAAATGGGGCAGCTACCAATGAGCATCGAAGGACGCATCAACGTAGACGTGCTGTTCCACGATAAGGACGGCACGGCATCGCTCAAGGTGGTGAGCCTGCAGTCCACCACCGAATATCCAGCAGGCGCGGTCGCAATCGTCACCGGCACCGCCGGAACCGCGCAAAAGACAATTGAGATTGACAACGTCTACGTTGACGCGAGCGGGCAACCTGTTCAGCTCGCCACGCCCCAGCGAATTGCATTTTCGTGGAGTGGAATCAACGCTCGGTCCCTACAAAGCGTGGATGACTCTAACGTCGTGGACATGCTTTTGCGCTCACGTGCGGGGCAGGCAGCAGTATCAAACCCCACGAACGCATACAACTTGTCGCTTCGGTCAGGCTCCGGCACTGGTACCTACACTATTGTGGTCTACGGCGAATGATCCGCGCTGGCGAACTACGTGAACGTGTGACGGTGCAACAGGCGTCCGAATCTCGGAACGCTCTTGGCGAAACCGTGCTCTCGTGGGCCACGTTCGCGGAACGCTGGGCCAGCGTGGAAGGCGTATCGTCCCGCGAGCTTTTGCAGTACGGGCAGCAGCAGATTGAAGTTTCGCACCGCGTCCGCATGCGGTGGCTTGACGGGCTGACGCAATCCATGCGGATTGTCTGGCGTGGCCGCACGCTGGAGATCGTCAGCCTGCTCGAGCACGGCAACCGCAGCGAGCACGAAGCCATCTGCCAAGAGGTGGTGGCATGAGCAACATATTTGCCGAAGGCCCGTCGCTGATTCAGTTGTCGCTCGGCAAGAGCAAGACGGCCAAGGGGCTGTATGGCCTCAAGACGCTTGATGATATTGTCCGTGAACTCAAGAAGCTGCCGAAGGAAATAAGCCTTAAGTACCAAAGCCAGGCGTTGCGAAAGGCAGCCAAGCCTGGGCAGGACGCTCTGCGGAATGAAGTTTCAGCACTTGGCCAAGTCACCGGAAACCTACTTGCCAGCGTCACCAGCGTTGACCGCAAGTACACAAACAACAAAGCCAACATCCCGGTGAGCGTAGTCGTTGTCGGGTTTCGACGCCCAACCAACACGGCGAGCCAAAAAGGCGCAGTGCCTGCTTTCACTGGCGGATCTGTGCTCAAGGGGCCAAATCGTGCGTACCACTCGCACCTAGTCGAGTTCGGCACCAGGCCGCGATCTCCAGGCAAGAGCAGGCAGGTGGCCAAGAAGAAAGTGATTCTCGGTGGCCGCATTCGCACCATAGCCCTCAGGGCAAAGCAGCAATCCGCAGGCGGCTTGCTCTCGTCTTTTCGCTCTCGCGGGCCCTTCACTGGCCGTGGGCTGTACCCGGTTGACTTCATTGCTCGCGGGTCCGTTGCGGGATCTCCTGCGCGTCATCCGCTGCAGAAGGCTTTCAATAAGTCAAAGAGCCAGATGCAGACAACTCTCGACGTGGAAATGCGGAAGGCGTTGACCCGTGCCGCCACTGAATATCAACGCAAGTTCCGCGATGCAGGAGGACTCTGATGCTGAAGTCGCCAGAAGCCGCCCTCAAGCGGGTGCTTGATGCCAGCCCAGAAGTCGCCCTGCTCATCGGCACTGGGACATACCCGACGCTGGCCCCGGTGTCCGCTTCGCTGCCATTCGTGACGTGGAGGCGTACGGCGATCAGACGCACGCAGACGCTCCAAAGTCCTGCCGGGATACCGCAGGTCACGGTGGAGTACAGCATTTACGCAGCCACCTACGAGCAGGCCCGCCAGGTCGCAGACGCCGTGCGTTCGGTTCTGGATGGATACGGGGGCCAAGTTCTAGGCTGCACTGTGTCGCAGGTGTCGCTTGAAAACGAAACCGACGACTTGGTAACGCTGGCCGGTTCTGACTTACCGCCGGCGTATCAAATCACCCAGCAATACGACGTTTGGTGGCAGGAGTAACAAATGCCCGCAACGCCTCATGACAGTTCCGGCACGACGTTCACTTTCGCAAGCGTGAACTACACGGTCACGAACATCACCTATACGATTGCCGATAACAACGCCACCGATTCCATTGACGTTTCCCACCTGGGTCAAACGACTGGCGCGACTGTCGCCACGCTCTCGCGCCCCCTCAAGGGCTCTGCTGGAGACACTGGCAAAGAAGTCACCATTGACTACCTTGCGAATGCAGGCGCATCACCGATCGCACAGGGCAGCACCGGAACGCTCACGATTGCTGGCGGCATCACGCTCACTGGCGTTGCCGCCACGTGCAAGTCCTCAACCGTGACTCTGGCGACCAACGACGCCATCAAGGGCTCGGCCTCGTTCCAGGTTGCTTGATCGCCAGCGGAGGAAGCCGTGGCGACTCACTCAACCGGCCTGTCTGTAACGTGGGGCGGCGTCGCGTTCACTGAGGTCACAGACCTGCAGGTGTCTTACGCAGGCGGCTCCTCTAAGGGCCGCAGCGTTGTGTGGACTGACGATGCCGGCAGCGTTTCCGTGGAGTGCCTCGGGACCGCAAACATCAGCACGGGCGAATGGGGCTTGAGGAAGTCGCTCGTAGTTTCCGGCGCAGGCGTTTCCTTGACATCGAATGCAGTCTATGAGGGATGGACTGCCCAGCCGGAACTCAACGGAGTGACCCGGTATTCGGTGACGTTCAAACTACTAGACGGGTGAGCAATGCCACTGACTCGAGATCAGATCGACAACGCCCCAGACGCCAAAATCATAACCGTTGACGCGCCAGAGCTTGGTGGAGACGGGAAAATATGTATTCGCCTTATGTCTGTAGGTGATCGTGACTCCTACGAGATCAAGGCACTTGAGTCTTCCAACGGTGCCATCGTTGACTTCCGATCTGAGTTGCTCTGCCGCACGCTCTGCGACGAGAAGGGCGGCCTGCTCTACCCAGGCGAGGAAGGCAAGGAAGCCATCAAGCGTCGCAGCAGCGACGTGATGCACCGCCTGTGGCATGCGGCCCTCAAGCACAACGCACTGACCGAGGAGGAAATAAAGAAGCTAGCGGGGGAATAAACGCCCGCCCTACGCTGCAGTTCAAGCTGCGTCTGGCGGGTCACCTCAAGAAAACGCTACGCGAAATCGACGCGATGGACTCGCGCGAGTTCTCGCAGTGGATCGCTTGGGCCAGGTGGTTCCAGCCGCTGGACGATACGTGGGGGCAGACAGCCATGCTCGTGACTTCTGTGCTCGCCCCCTACTCCAAGCAGACGCCAGACCCAGAGAAGTTCATTCCGATCGAAGACAGGGCCCCGAAGCATCCAACTCAGATAGCCGAGACTTTAAAGTGGATGGCCGCTGACCTTGGCAAAAAGTGACGTATGGCAACCATCTCTCTTGGATTCAACCTCTCGGCATCTGCAGTGCAGATGGCCAGCGGCATCAATGCCGGCGTGGTGGAACTTGAGAAGTTGGGCCTGGCGGCCAAGAAGACTCAGCGTGACGTTTCCACGCTGAAGACTATTGAGCTCTCGCGTGCCTTCATCTCCACTGTGCGCACTGCCAGCAGCGCTTTCGCATCGTTCATTAATGGAACTGCTGGAGCTGTCGCCAGCATTGATGATTTGTCAAAACGCACTGGCATCACGACTGACGTGCTCCAGGCTTACTCGCTCGCAGCAAATCAGTCTGGCGTTGGCCTTGAGACGTTTGGCAAAGCAGTTCAAAAACTGACCATCAACCTTGGCGAAGCCCAGACTGGCAACAAGGCTGCAATCAAGTCGTTTGCGGATCTCGGTCTTTCGGTTGGCGATCTTTCCAACCTCAACCCTGAGCAAGCATTTAACTCCGTTGTTGCTGCAATCAGCAAGCTGCCCAACCCGGCACAGCAAGCAGCAGCCGCAGTGTCGCTTTTTGGGAAGTCTGGCGTTGAGCTTGTGCCGATCTTCCGAGAAGGCGCAACGTACCTGCAGCAGATGACCGCCGAAGCAAAGCGGCTCGGCATTGTGCTGAGCCCGCAGCAGACTGCCGGCGTCGCTGCGCTTGATGACTCGCTTCAGAAGACGCAGCTGACTCTGCAATCGTTTGCGGCTCGAGTTGTGGCAGAGCTTGCCCCTGCACTTACTCGCGCCGCTGAAGAGGCGTCTACGTTCATCGCAAGCATTGACGTAAAAGACATAGCCAGCGCACTGACCACAACTGTCTCAAACCTCGCCAAGGTGTTTCAGCTGCTTGCAGATTCTGCGGCTCCGCTGGCCGGCAACATCCTGCCGCTGATTGGCGGCTACTTGGCGTTCATCAATCGGCAGGTGGTTGCTTCTGGCATCGCAAACCTAAGCCGTGAGTTTCTTGAGGCAACTGCATCCGCGTATCGCTTTGCCGGGTCTGCTGGCGTTGCTGCCGTTGGCGTGCGAACGCTTGCGGCATCTATTCGCGGGCTGTTGGCGTCAACCGGCATCGGAATCCTTGTGACGGTCTTGGGCTTGCTGGCAGGGCAGGTTGTTGAGTGGTCACTGGCCACCTACACGGCTGGCCA